CAATTGAAGGAACTTGGACGTTGACAGCAGGATCAACATTAGGGTCAACATATAGTGACTTGGCAGAAAAATATACATCAGATATAGAATATCAACCTGGTACGATTGTAGTACACGGAGGTACAGCTGAAGTAACACAATCAACTACAAAAATGGATCATAAGGTTGCAGGTGTAGTTTCATCTAATCCGGCTTATATAATGAATAGTGATGAAACAGGTTTAACAGTATCAATTGCATTAAGCGGTAAAGTTCCTACAAGTGTAATAGGTCCAGTAGCAAAAGGTGATTTAATTGTAACTAGTGATACTCCTGGTGTAGGTGAAGCACATCCTGGTGTAACTAATTGTGTATTTGTTATCGGTAAAGCTATTGAAGATGACGATACTGAAAATTTAGTAAGATTAATTAATATACTTGTTTAATCATATTTTCTTTTTAATTCTTGTATTATATTTTCATTAAAGTCTTTGTAAACATCAGCCCATTTTTTAAAGTCTTTTAACATTTCTTGTACGTGATAGTAACTTATAGGATATGTAAAAAATGGATAATTTGTTTTAGTGTCTTGATATCTTTGTTCAAGTTTTTGTAAACTAATTATATCGTATTCTATATCAAGTCGTAATTGTGGAAAAAAATGTTCTTGTAAAAATATATCATAAACGAATCTATGGTTTACATTTTTTAAATCAAAATTAATACGACATTCTGATATTTCAAAATATAGAGCTCTTACTGGATTAATATTTTTTCTATATTTAGATAATATACTAGGAAATTTATATCTTTGGTCAAGTGTTCTTAAGTTACTAGTTATAGTATAATAAACATCTTCAATATCATATCTTAATTGTAAATCAGCGTCAGCTGTATATTGGTTATAAAAGTGATATGCATCAACGAGTATCTTGTGTAAAGTCCTTACTTCATCTTTTTCAACACCAGAAAGAAATTCATAAAAGTTTTTTTTTGCTATGCCTTTATTTTGAAAATAAGCCATTAAGGTTTTATTTACAGCTCTTTTTTTTCTAAAGTGATGCAGGTCACTTATCATTCTCAGTTGGTGTATTTGGTAAATTTGCACCATAATATTACTTAGACATTATGTAGAAAAGTTACAAAGTTTTTTAATCTTAACTATATTTTTTTTATTAGTTAACGTTATTTTAGCACCACTATGTAATGGCTTAGGCCAACGTCCGATATGAACCCAAGCATAACCTGAACTTTCATCATTTAGTGTAGGAATAAATTCTTTTGGAGTAATAATAACGTATGTATAATATATAAATCCTTTATCTTCAGATCTGTAAGTATCTAATGGGTTTAGTTTTTCCATTGTAGGCACAAAGCCAATTTCTTCTCTCATTTCTCGACGTAATGCATCAATAGGTTGTTCTCCTTTTTCAATCTTGCCACCCCAAAAACTCCAGGTGTTAGGATAAGAAACACTTCTACTTCTTAAATTTAAAAGCATTCTTTTTGTGTTTTTTGCTACGAATGTTGTTCCGACGGCTTTATACATAATATTTCTCTTTATTTTATATTGTTATTATAAGAGAATTATGGGTTAGGTGCAAGTTCTAATTTCCAGTAACCGTTTTTATATTGTCCTTGATAAGAATGAATCCAACCAGTTGTGTCTGATCCTGTCCATCTCCATTGTTGTGAAGGTGTTGAACCATTATTTGTAACGTGTCTTGTTTCTGATATTGTAGATGCATCAAAACTAATTGTCCATACCTGATTTGTTCCATCATATTGAATAATGTCGTTTGCACTAGCAGAAAATCCTGTTCCCCAGGCCTGTGTTCCACTAGCAATATCAGTAGTTAATAGATATCGTTGGCCATCAACAACTGCTAGTAAAGTACCACTTGTAGGATTAATATAAGGGTATTGTGCTTCAGGATCAATAATAGCATCAGTGGCCGTTTCAGTAACTGTTGGCAATGAATCCCCATCTAATGTAAACACTAATTTATTGTTATCAGTTGGGTGGAAAGCCAATGTACCAAAAACATCTGCGGCACTATCAGTAGGATCACCGGATTGTCTTAAAACTAATTTTGAAATACCATCTTGTAACTGTCCATATATTTCTACAAATTCTTTCCAACTCTCATTGTCATTGGCTCCGTAAGCACCAAGTAATATTATATTGTTTCCAACAACTGAAATTTGTGCGTTTTCAGGTGTAACAACATTAGTTCTAATTTGTCCAGGAAAGTTTTCAAAGAAATTAATAAACCTAGGATCGTAATCTAAATCGTCAATAGAATCTGTATTGTTTACTCTAGCAATAATTTGTTTAATAATAGATTGTTTTTTAACTTTAGCAGGTGGATTTAACCATATTGGTAAACTAAAAGTTAATGTAGCTACATCTAAAGTTGTATCAGTTCCTTGTGGTACTGCTCTTGAACTCCATACAATATCAATTAATTCAACATTAGTAATATTAGTCCAATCTAATGGATTATCATTTGCTTGAATCTCAATAGCTGGATTAAACAATACTAAAATTTGTTCTATTAATTGTAATTTTTGATCTGTGTTTGAACACCAAACATCAACTGCCATATTAAGGTTATATGGTACTGGCATAAATCTTTCTACGGTATATGTGTTACCAATTTCAGCTACATATGATTCAGAACTAGTATCATATTTTCTTTCAGACACTTGAACTTTATCAATTAATCTTGGTTCTTGTAATCTATCTCTAGCTATTTGTAAGTTAGTAATATAAGCACTAATAAATGGTGCTGAGTTCATTACGTTTTCAGAATTATGTCTTAATATATGAGCAACCATTCTACTCATATCAGCATATCGTATAGGGACTCTTATATAAGCTTGACTATCACTATTATCTTTTTTACCAACTTTTACAGAAAACTCATCAAACAATTTAATAAATTGTAAAATGTATCTTCTTATTTGTTGATCATACCAATATTGCATCTCTTATCCTTAATCTGTTTTAGGTTTTATTACCTTACTTAAATATTGTTGTTCTTTACCATCAGCTCCCTGTCCATCTGCTGGATTATTAATAAATGAATCAAGTTGTTTATTACTTGATACATAAGTTCCTCGCATATCATCACTAATTTTAATATATCGATTTCCTTCTTTTCTAAATAGTCTACTTGGTGAATAGTCAACACGTAATACATATTGTCCTTCTTGTATTGATGCAGGAAATGATGTACCAGTATGTGTTATTGTTAATCCTAGTCCAGGTTTTCCATCTTGAGATTTTGGATTAATTTTGTGTGTATCTTTTTGGTTTACATATAAGTGACTAACATCTGACCCTTTAGTTGGAACATTTCTGGTAGCTTCATTAACAACAGCCTCATTAATATTAAGTTCATCTTGATAAGTTGACATAATATTTTTAAGGTCGCCTTCATCTTTACCACTACCAAGGATATCTCTAAATTCTTGTGCATCTTGCATAGCAACTGCCTTACATCTCCAGATGTGTGGCCACCAACCTGGATCGTAACCTTCTTGACCTCTTGCGGCGTCTTCAACCACATAAAATTTGTTTATAGCCATATCTTCTTTTGGTGTATAAGAAGATGTTGTTGCACTAGCAGAACTTTTATCTCCAGTAACAACTTCGCCTGTTTGGAAGTCTGCACCAACTGTTATTCTAACAGTTTTTGCATCGTGGTTGTAAGCAATAACGGTGGCAGTTGCTCCTGATGTTCCACCAGTTATTGTCTCGCCTTTGCGAAACTTTTTTGTAGGTTGTGCAACTAGTGTCATTGTTGCACATTCAGTTCTTAGATCATCACGTTGGTGTGGTAATTCAAATACATCACCTGGCATAACTTTTCTACCAAACCTATCAACCATATCGTTCATATGGAAAGTTAGATAGATTGTGTCGTTTGTTTGAAATAATCCAAATTGTGTTAAATCAAAATCTTGGTCTTGTAATGAATAAACACCACGTAAATCATAAACATCAGGGTCGTAATTTCTATCCCTGTTTTCTAAGAATAATAAATCTTGTATATTTGTAGGACTAACGTGAGTATTAGTTGGCTGGTCAGATGCTATACTATCTGTTTGTGCGTGAGCACCTAATAGTTTGTGTACAAATACCCCCGTACCACCCACTAAAAAGTGTTCACGGATCACACGATCAGCGAATCTATAATCATTACCTTTATTTGGCTTCCATAAACTTAATCTTGGCATAATAGTCCTCTATCAAGTATTTATTGAAATGCAAAAACATATAAATAGTTATGAGATGGCAAAAGAACAATCAAAGCGACAGGAACTAGTAGAAGATCTTAAAACCTTACTTGGAGACGGTATGGTTGATGTAGAGCTTGATCCTAAGCACTACGAACAAGGTATTGATTTAGCTGTAGATAAATTTAGAGCAAAAAGTGATAATTCTACAGAAGAAGCATTTATTTTCTTAGAAGTACAAGCGGATAAAAATGAATATACTTTAGCAGAAGAAGTAATTGAAGTTAAACAGTTATATCGTAGGTCTATATCAGGATCAAACAATTCAGTAGATATGGATCCATTTGAATTAGCATATACTAACTTGTATTTTTTACAAGGTGGTAGGATTGGTGGGTTATTAACGTGGGATGCATTTGCACAATATCAAGAAGTTGTTAGAAGATTATTTGGTGGTCATCTAAACTTTCAATGGAATAATAATACTAAAAAACTTACATTAATGCGTAGACCAAGAGCATTAGAAAGTGTTTTAGTACAATGTTTTATGGAAAAACCTGTTGATACACTAATAACAGATAGATATAGTAAACCTTGGATAAGAGATTATTCATTAGCACAATGTAAAATGATGCTAGGTGAAGCAAGATCTAAATATTCTAGTTTACCAGGAGCCCAAGGTAGTGTAACATTGAATGGTGAAACTCTTAAAAATGAAGCCCAAGCGGCTATGGAAAAACTTGAAAGAGATATAGATCTATACGGTTCTGGTGAAGAGCCATTAACATTTGTCATTGGCTAATTTAAAAAAATTTGTTATAATACAGTATGAGTATTAATTTTAAAATACATCTTACTGGGTCAAAAAACGTATCATTAGATTTTGAAACATATAGTACTTCATATGTTAAATTGTTTGAAGATAGTTTAGTCGATGCAATTAAAAATAGTCAATTAAAACATACTTACAAAGTTTATAATTTTTCTGATCAACAAGTAGAGATAAAAGAACAAATTAAAAAAATTAATACTACAATAGACGCAATTAATAAGTCTACGTCAGATACATTTATTGATCGTAAAATTAATTATGATACCTATGCTGATGATGTAAATTATGTACATACTCATTTTGTTGATTTTCATATTTCATCTATAGACGGCGAAACATTTGGTGATTTAAATAATCACTTACACGGCTTAGAAATTTTACAAAGTCCAAGAAAAAGTAATAGTGCTATTGGACAAATTTATGTAGATTTTAATCAAAAAAAGTTTTTTGATATGCCTAAATCAGCTTTAGAACATTTTACTATATCTAGAAAATATGGTGAATGCTATGTAAATTATTGTCAAATAGGAAGACATATTTTTGAGATGTTTAACAATCAAGATGAACACGCACACAATGATCATATTATTCCTTTAAATCAAATTAGTGCTAGTACATATATTTGGTTAGGTCCGTCAACAGGAGTTGAAACGTTTAAAGAAAAAACAAAGCAGATAGAAGAATGGTTTAAAGCTAATCGTATAGATGAGAAAGCTGGTATAAAATGGGGAGATCCTAAATTAGCAATAGGATGGTTACCTGTTGGAAGAATGACAACAAATATAAATTATCAAGAATTAGTAGGTATTAATGAAATTAAAAAAGTTGACTATTTGGATAAAACAAGTTAGTATATAATATGATAGTTGGATTAGTAGGTTTCATAGGTTCAGGAAAAGATACAGTAGCAAAACAGTTTGAAGTTAACGGTTTTTCAAGAGACTCATTTGCCGCTCCATTAAAAGATACTGTGTCAAGTATATTTGGCTGGCCACGTGAAATGCTTGAAGGTGATACAGATAAAAGTAGAGCATTTAGAGAAATGAAAGATACTTGGTGGTCAAGTAAGTTAGAAGATAAAGGATTTACTCCTAGGTGGGCATTACAATATATTGGTACAGAAATTTTAAGAGATGGATTTAATCATAGTATATGGCTTCATAGTTTAGAAAATAGATATATGGCTACTGGCAGAAAATTAACTGTAGTTAGTGATTGTAGGTTTAAAAATGAAGTAGGATTAATTAAAACTTTAGGTGGATATGTAATTAGAGTTAAAAGGGGTCCTGACCCCCATTGGTATGAAACTGCCAAACAAGCGGCCACTGGTGATTCATTTGCTCAGCATAGTTTGTATGAAATGGGTATTCATCAAAGTGAATGGGATTGGGTTAATACAAGATGGGATTTTACATTAGATAATAGTGGATCTGTTGAAGACATTACTACTCAAGTTAACGAAATTGTTAAGAAAATAAACAATAAAAAATTAAAATGATAAATGATCGCTAGTTTCAACTAGTGGTACTTTAATACCGTCTTCTTGTGGTTGATCAGCAGGAATAATATTTAGTGCATCATACTCAGCTCTAGTTAAGTTCCATTCTTCGGTTATAATTAACTCGTCATTAACTTTTTCCCATTTAAAATTAATTCTGCCGTTATTTTCGTATGAGTTTACTTTTTCCGTGCTCTTTCCTGTAGAGAGACGATCTTCCATAAACTCAACTGCACCGCTAGAGCCATCGGTTTTCCAAGATATAAACATAGTTACATTTTCCTTTTATTAAGCAAAAGTTAAATGATCGCTAGTTTCAACTAGTGGTAATGTAACACCGTCGTCTTGTGGTTTATCACACGTAATTAAACCTAATGCATCGTATTCTTCTCTAGTTATATTCCATTCTTCAGTAATAACTAAATCGCTTCCTACTTCTTCGTATTTGTAATTCTCTCTACCTTTGCTGTCTGCCCAAGTAGGATAATCATCAATACCTGCATAACCAACATCGTCTAGACGAGTTTTCATAAGATCAACTGAACCAGCAGATCCGTTTGTTTTCCAAGATATAAACATAATATAGTCTCCTTTTATACAATTATAGTACAATTATAGTTTTCTTTTATAATTGTATTTATATAACCTTATTAAGATTTAACAGAAACACCCATAGATCTGGCTTGTCCAGTTATTATTTTAACAGCCGCATCTAAATCTAACGCATTTAAGTCTTCCATTTTCTCTTTAGCTATGTCTTCAACCTGTGTTCTAGTTAATGTTGCAATCCTTGATCTACCAGGTGTTTTAGCACCTCTTTTTAGTTTTAATTTTTCTTTAATTAAAAAAGAAGTAGGTGGTTGTTTAGTAATAAATTTGAAACTTCTATCTTCAAAAACAGTAATAACAACAGGTATAAGTTTACCTATTTTTGCTTTAGTTTTTTCATTAAACTGTTTGCAGAAGTCCATTATAGCAACACCTTTTTGACCTAGTGCTGGACCTACTGGTGGAGCGGGATTGGCTTTGCCGGCTTCGATTTGTAATTTAATTATTCCTTTAATTTTTTTTGCCATATAATCCTTTGTTACGGCAAAAATTGTATTAAACTTTAGGAGTAATGTCAAGTGGATTTTTAGCCAGTATTCTTAGGTAAATCAGGTATTAAGTTACCTTGTTTCCAACCTATTTCTTCAACTGCTTTTATACGACTACAATTAGCACAAATCGTTTTTAGGTTATTCCAATTAGAATTTTTTAAATTACCATCTATGTGGTATACATCCATTTGTGCTGGGTGCTTAGATTTAAAACCACATTTTTCACATATATGTTTTTTTCTATAGCCAGCTTTCTCCCAAGAGTTTTTAAAGCCAGTTTTTAATCCTAAACTTTCTTTAATACATTGGTCGCACTTACTACGATAGTAAATTTTCCCTTTTCTTTTATAGTTAAAGGCACTGACTCTCTGTTTGCATTTAATACATAAGGGTCTTACGTGCTTTATTTCGCTGGTGTCATTTTCTTCGTACATATCTTGTATTTAATACCTTTAAAGGCGGCATTGAAAAGGGTGTTTTTTGGCAGAATACAATAAATATAAACATTAACAGAAGGACTAGTTTATATTAATTAATTTAGTTAAACGAGATATAAGCAGGGAGGATAATAGATTATGCCAACATTAGTATCACCAGGTGTATCAGTTTCAGTAACTGATGAATCAATGTATGCTCCGGCCGGCGCTGGAACAGTACCTTTAGTAATACTTGCGACTGCACAAGACAAGACAGATCCAAGTACAAGTACTATAGCAACAGGTACAACTTCAGCCAATGCTGGAAAACCATACCTTGTAACATCACAAAGAGAACTGGTTACAACCTTTGGCGAACCTTCGTTTCAATCACTAGCTGGAATACAGCTAAATGGTGATGAAAGAAACGAATACGGTTTGCTATCAACATATTCATATTTAGGAATAGCCAATCGAGCTTATGTAGTAAGAGCAGATGTAGATTTAGACGAGCTAGAAGGAACTTCAGTAGCTCCTAAATTAGCCCCGGCAAATGGCACATACTGGCTTGACACTACAAATACAGATTGGGGATTTTTTACAGCTAATACCACATCAGGTACGTGGGATAAGCTAACACCAGCAGTATTAACAGACACACCAGGAGTAGGTGGAGGTAACGTTGCTTCAAACAGAAACCCAGTTACAACATATGGTTCAGATTATGACTATGTTGTAGTTGCAGTAAACTCAAGTGCGGCAACCCCATATGATATAAAACTTTTCCAGAAAGTTTCAGGAATTTGGGAAGTTGTAGGTTCTCCATCTTGGAGTTCAGCAACAAGTGCCAATACATATATTCAAGCAGGTACAGGTACAGCACCAACAGTAGCGGCCTCTGGTAACTATAATGACGTTTGGTTAAAATCATCGTCAGCAGGTCAAGGTTCAAACCTAAGTATTAAATCTTATAATACATCAACAGCTAAATGGTCATCATTGACAACTAACGTATACTCAAGAGATGATGCGGCGACTGCCACTGAAGGATCATTACTAACACAAAACGATGTTTATGTTAGATTTGATGACTGGGGTGATGCCAGTATTGCAGGTCAGTTAGAAGCAACATTTACTTCTGATGCGGCCACTTTATCATCAACATCATTTGGTAAAACATCAATTGAACAATTTAATAGTGTATCAGCATCACCAGAAATGCATTACTCTGTAAGAATTAGAGCTGGAGGCACTGAAACATCAATTACAGGAGAAGGTGCTTCTTTACACGGTGACATTGATTTAACTGGTTCAGACACAGGACTTAATTTTGAACTTAACGGTTATGATATAAATGTTACAGCTGGCGGCGGTGCAGGATCAGAAGTAACATTAGCAGAAATTGTAACAGCAATTAATGGTGCACAAGCAAATACTGGTAGTGTAGTAGCATCAATTGATTATAGAAGTGCAACAAGACAATATTTAAAATTAACAAGAGCTGGTGGTTATGCAATTTACGTACAAGACGGGACAGCGGCTACAAATACAATAGCTGTAACAACAGCACAGCTAGGTTTCACTGATAATGAAGGAACAGGTGCAACATTGTTCACTTATCATTCATTATGGAATTTTGCAACTTATGAAGCAAGTGCATCAGCACCAACAAGTAATCCAGTAAACGGAACACTTTGGTATAAATCATCTTTAGATGCAGACATTTATATTAATGAAGATGATAGTGGAATGAAATGGTATGCTTATGCAAACACAAAAGATCGTTTTGCGGCAGGGTCAGTAGCAACTGGCGGTATAAGAGACTTACAAATGGTATCAGCAGAGCCAACTACACAAAGTGATGGTACGGCACTAGCTGATGGTGATATGTGGATTGATTCAGATCAATTAGATTCATATCCACAAATTTATAAGTACTCAACATCTACTAGTAAATGGGTATTAATAGATAGTACAGATCAAGCAACAGGTAACGGAGTATTATTTGCTGATGCAGTAGGTAATCCAGGCGGTGCAGACGAAGATGCACAAGGTTGGGGAACAGCATACGCAAGTTTTGATTCAGACGCACCAGATCCAGCGGCATATCCAGCTGGTATGTTATTGTTTAATACAAGAGTAAGTGGTTACAATGTTAAGAAATTTGTAACTAATTATACTTACGACAGTACAAATAATGGTGATACTTGGGTGTCAACATCTGGATTAAAAACAGATGGTTCCCCATTTATGGGAAGAGCGGCACAAAGAAACGTAGTAGTAACTAGTATGCAAGGCGCGATTGCAGGTAATGATGAAATTAGAGCAGATTCAAGATTCTTTAACTTATTGGTAGCCCCTGGTTATCCAGAGTTATTAGATGAAATGATTACTTTATCTGTAGATAGAAAAAATACATCATTTGTACTTGCTGACACACCAATGAGATTAAAACCAGCTGGTACTTCAGTACAAGCTTGGGCAACTAATTCAAATAATGCAACTGGAAACGGTGAAGATGGTCTAGTATCAGCATCACCTTATGCGGCTGTTTATTATCCATCAGGTTATTCAACTGACTTGTCAGGTAATAATGTAGTAGTTCCAGCAACGCATATTGCGTTAAGAACTTTAGCATTTAATGATCAAGTTGCATATCCTTGGTTTGCACCAGCAGGATTTACAAGAGGATTAGTAGGTAATTCAGCTTCAGTTGGTTACATTACTAGCGAAGGTGAATTCCAAGCTGTAACATTATCAGAAGGTCAAAGAGATACGATGTATTCAAACAAAGTTAATCCGATTGCGTTTATACCAAATAGAGGATTAGTAGTATTTGGTCAAAAAACTCTATCAGCAACTGCGTCAGCATTGGATAGAATTAACGTAGCTAGATTAATTGTATATTTGAGATACCATTTAGATTTAATTGCTAAACCGTACTTATTTGAACCAAACGATAGAATTACAAGAGATCAAGTAACTGATACATTTGACAGATTCCTAGAAGATTTAACATCTAAAAGAGCGTTATATGACTTCTTAGTAGTTTGTGATGAATCAAATAACACTAGTACTAGAATTGATAAAAATGAATTATGGATTGATATTGCTATACAACCAACAAAAGCAGTTGAATTCATTTATATTCCATTACGTATCAAAAATGCTGGTGAGAGTTTAACAAGTTAATTTAACCTTAAAGGGGTGGTGAAAGCTATCCCTTTAAATTACCTTTAATAGATTTTTTGCTTAGGCAATAATTTAGTAAAGTTGTAAATAATATTATAAGGAGCATTTAAATATGGCAACACTTTCAAAATTTGGTGTACCGATAGACGGATCAACTGGGCGTGGTGGTATCTTACAACCTAAACTTAAATATCGTTTTAGAGTTAGATTCACAGGTTTCGGTTCCGTAGGACAATCTCCATTGCAACTGACACAACAAGTTATGAACATAACGAGACCGAAAGTTTCTCACGAGGAAGTACCTGTTCATTCATATAACTCAATTATGTATATGCAAGGTAAACACACTTGGGAAGCTATCAACATCACGTTAAGGGATGATATTAATAATAATATCTCAAAACTAGTTGGTGGACAAGTACAGAAACAAATGAACCATTTCGAACAAACTTCTGCAATTTCTGGATCAAGATATAAATTTGGTACTAAAATAGAAATATTAGATGGTACTAATAATGAAGAACTAGAGCAGTGGGATATGGAAGGTTGTTTCTTGCAAAACGTTGATTATTCAGACGGTGACTATGCAGTATCAGAACCAGTGCAAATTATTTTAACACTGAAATACGATAATGCAATACATACAGCACCAGGTGATACGATATTCCCTTTTAGTTCACTACCCGCTTTCCAAGGCGATAGTGCATAATCCTTATTAGTTCAGTAAGGAGGCTGAAATGGCAGAGTTTTCATCAGGCAACGAACAAAATCAGGTAATATTTCCAGCGAATAGGGCCGCTCATTTATATCAGAGCGGCACCGCTGATTTCACGAGACGTGCAGATCAGTATTTTCTTGTTTTTAATTTATATCCAACAAATGATGATTTCCTTCAAAGCAAATATGACTATTTAAAAACTCATAGAGATAGATTACATTTTCTTTGTCATACAG